ACGCACGGTCTTTGGGTAGCCTGTCTTGGTGTTTTTATAGGCCGGGAACCTGCTATTGCCTTTGATCGGGCTAATCCCCTTGGAGATTAAGTTTTTCATTTCAGCAACGGCATCCCTGCCTAGCTTTTCCGATTCGGCCTTGCTTAGCGGCGTGGGTAATTGCTCTAGCTTGTTGATTATATTCTTAAGGGCCTTTTGATCGAGCCGTGCAACGATTGGCATTAGTCCTCGAATGAATCGATAATGCGTTTTACTCCACCGAGTATGCTTTTCTTAAATGTCTCGCCCTCGTCCGGTATGAACCTGCGCAGCGGGAGCTCACTGTCCCCGCTATGGTTATTGTGCCCGTCGGCCTTGTCGCCTTCTTTCCCGGATATACGAAGGACAACCGAATCATCTTTAACGATAATCCGCATGGCCGAGAGCATGTCCCCAGATAACTCAAGGTTTGGGATTGGCGATCCACCCTCTTCTGCTTTACGCTTTTTGTATTCCTTGTTTAGCTTGGGGAACGATCCGTAACCCGCCACTGGGCTGTTCTGGTCAGCGACATAGCTCAATACCGATTCAAGGATATAGTCGCCGACTTGCTCAAGCGCCCTGTCTTTGTTGATCCCCTTGGGTGCCTCTATGCCTAGCTCCTCGAAGGGTTTGAACTCAAATTCAACCGTTCTCGCCATCCGCAGGCTCTTCTTTCTCGGCTTCAACTAATGGCCGGGGACCATCGTTAGGGGTAGGCACAAACGCGTCTCGGTTCGCCATGGCCTCCTCGCGAATCTTCTTTGCCTTCTCTTCGGCGTCGGCCTCGCTAAGGTCTGGGTTGTCCATTCGAAGCAGCTCTGTCTTGGTGTTTAGCCCGAGCTCGTCGCGCATTTTAATGGCCTCTAGCTTTTCCTTTTCGCTGGACATGGGCTTAAGAGAGCTGAACTTTAGTATGACATCCGGATTGGTTATCGGCGCAATATCCTGCATGTCCTTAACTAGGCTATTTGCCTCTTTGAAGATAGAGTGCCATTCCATGATGATCCGCCACAGCTCCGGTTCCTTATCCTGATATAGCTGCTGAACATCTTGCAGGTCGCTAACCACCTCTGATTGCTCAATCATCAACGCAATACCGCTAGCCGCATTCTGTGCGTCTAGGTTGCCTGCAATGTTTCTTGGCGATAGGTTGTTTGTGCTGAGCAGCAGCGCAAGCGTCGACTTCACCGTCTCCAGCCACTGCTGAATCGGCGGGTTCGAAGTAGCGAAAAACACCTGCGGGGTTGGATCACCGTCTTTGATTTCGAATAGGAAGGCGTTGTCTGGACCGCCGACTAGCTTCTTAGGAATGTCTCTAGCGGCAACAACTAGCTGGCCCCATCCCTGACAGAAGGTAATGTAATTCAGGTCGGTTAGTTGCTTGTTGATAACGATAGAGGTTTCTACCACATCGTTTCCACCCTCAGCCCAGAAGTGTCCGTCCTGGTCTCCGGTGATGTTGATAAATGGCAATCGCTGAATTGGGTTTTCTGGTCCGGATTCAGCCTCGGATATGATCTTGCCCTGGATGTCGGTGGTGAAGTGGTACTTTGGGCTCCACCATATGAATGTTCTGTATTGCGTGCCGTTGTCCGACGGAGAATCGGCGATGATCTGCTCGGTGTTGTCGCCGCGGTTGAAGTTAATTACGGTGCCGCCGCGAACACCTTGCGAGCCGTCAGCTTGGTCTAAAATGAACTGGTTCCGCTCTGGGAAGTCGGTGAGGATAACTACGTGTGGCTTAGTGTTGTCGTATGCATCTTCAATTACATCGTATTCCCAAGGGGCGTACACTTTGGCCTGGAGTTTGTATTTCTCTTTTCCGTCCGTCTCGAACTCGTCGCGGCACCTAACCGGCACAACCTGCAGCATCGTATTTTTGAACAGCTGGCGGTACCTATCCGACTTCTTAAGCGCCGTATTGATGTCCATTTCATCAGCTAGAGAATCAATGGATTGTTGGTTTGCCTCGTCCATCGCAAGCCTTACAACGCCGCCGGAGTAAGTCTGCGCTAGCTTGTTCACAATCTTTCTGCATATGGAAATGTTTACGCCCCGGTTTTCCATTTGGGCAACCGTGGTTTCCTTAAATCCCTCCCGAAGAAGTGCTGCCACAACCCACTTCTTGTTCATGTCGCGGTAAATCTCGTGCTTACGCAGCTCGCAATTCTTACGATTAATATTCTCTTCACCGTAGATCATCTCATCGATGATTTTCTTTCGAAATGCCTGGTCTAAGATTTGGTCTTCGTTTTTAAGCTGCATGTTCCCTCTATCTGATGCGTTGCTCTCTAAATCCACCACGACCGCGGATCGGAAATTCTAGGTCCACCATGTTCTTCAGGCCATCTAACCAGTGTGAACGCTTTGGGTTTGTTTTATCAATCTCAAATGTACCAGACCTGAAAGCGCATTGCTCTAGGTCGGCAATTGCATTTGGACACCTTAAGCTATTGAGCGCTATTCTGTCTTGAGACAGTTTGGCATTTAGGGCATTCAGGGTGTCTCGAACAGACACGACCGGCTTGTATTTAATATTCGGAAAACCGCCTTGCCTGAGTATGTCGATGTCGCTAAGCCCGCGAGATTTGGTGCTCCTGGCCACGCCAGCAGGATCCGGGTACAATATTACCTCGTCTTCTCTGTCTATTTTTCTCCATATCGCGTCACACAGCTCGTAAGTATTCGAAGATTCTAGGCAGATTTCATCAAAAGCCTGTAGCTCATGAAAGAAGCTTTGGCCCGTTGCGTAGTTCACCCCGAACGGGAGCCGGTTCCAAAGAGTTGCGGCCATCGGGCTAACGTTGAAGTCGATGCTAACCCACACGGGGTGCCCCGGGATTTTCTCTATGTCGGGCCTAGTGTGCTTACGTCTATCGAACGCATAGGCTGCGCGCTGGCCCTTAAGGTTTACGAACTTGCCCTCGATGTACTGCTCCTGCATCAGCGGATCGTAGGATGATGAAGTCGGTATCACTCCTCGGTCGTTCCACGAAGTATTCGTAGGCCCAATTGAAGCCCTCTGGGGTGCCACTCATTACGGTCTGGAGGCGCCCTGCTTTTTTGAGACGGATGCGGGCGATGAAGGCCAGGAACGCCTCTCTAGAGCACAGTGTGACCTCGTTGATTGCGCCCCACGCTAGATTAGGCCCGCGAATACTCCTGCCTTCGTCCTCTGAGTGAAATGCGTAAACCTTGCTTCCGGTATTTGGGAACGTCCAGACGCTCTCGCTTTTGTTGTACCTGTATCGAATGGAGTTGGCGGCGCAGATTTCCTGAACGGTGGGCACGATGTCCTTTTTGTACATTTGCAGGGTTGGCGAGAGGATGCCTCCGGATAGGCCCGGGTTCTCATTCATCAGTCGAAAGCACTTCATTACTAACGAGTATGTTTTGCCGCCGCCGTAGCCGCAGGATAGGTAGGCCTTTGGCTTAACTGATTCGTGGAACTCCCGCTGGTAAGGGAGCATCTCGTAGTGGATTTTCTTAGCCACCCGTAAACTCGAACCCCCGCTCTTCCTGATCGTCCTCGGTGGGGGCCTTCCAGCCCAGCTTTACCTTTGCCCAGAAGATGGTGGCGGCCACGCATTTTTGGGAAATGGCTTGTTTGAAAAGGCTTTCCAGTACTTTCGCGTTCGCTATTGCCCGGCCTTTTAATAATGACTCAACTCCCCGTGGGCTGCGCTTAATTGCCCTGTCGAATGTGGCCTTGGAGCAATCAACGACAGCCGCTATCTGCTCAACCGGAAGCCCATAACCGGCCATGGTTTGAATCTGCGCAAGCTCCTGCTCTGTGAATACCCTAGGCTTGGCTGGCATTGGGTGGCTCCACCTCGGTTATGAATTCGGACATTTCGTCCACCGCTTTATTCGCTGTGCCACGCTTGGCTATATCGCTCATCCGGCTCTCGTCTTTGTGGCGCACTGCGTTTGCGATGAACATGTCGGTAACTCCGTCCACTAGCTTGCGTCTGATTTCGAGTGAGCTTTTTTTGCCAAACCGCGCTTCTAGTGTTGCGATTTCTGCACACATTTTACTTAGGACGAACTCCCTGCGCTCGTGGTTCAGAATGAACGATAACAGCTCCGGCTTGTCCCTTAGGGCGTTTCTGGCCCTAGCCTCAAAGTCCCTCTTCACTTGAGTGTAGATATCAAGCAGGATCATGCCTCAACCATCTCAGGCGCTGCGGTCGGAAGTGTCTTTGTATTTGGAACGGCACCTTTGGTCAGGTGGACTACCTTCTGCCTGTCCTGGTCGATGCTTTTCTGCCGGGCGGATTCGTTTACCGTCTGCGTCTTAACGTAGATAACTTCGTGCGTGTGGTTGTCGAGGATGGGCTGGTCCTCTCGCTCTGTTTGGAATGCGACTTGCTCCACGGTCGTTTCAATGTTTCCAGATCGAAGCTTTCGCTTAACCTTTTCGATTGGCGGGCCGCACTCGGCCCTTACGAGTACCGCGTTCCCGTTACCGTCATCTGCCCACTCGGTTTTAACCTCATGGAAGTGGCCTCCGGTGGGGGCGGAATATTTATTTGGCTGGCCGTTCTTATCGTGGACGGATCGGTAGATGTGAGAGTGCTCCATCTCGAGCAGAGACGGCTTGTATTTAATAAAGCTTGTGTTCCTTAGCATCGATGCGGCACCCAGCTTAAATAGGTCGCTATCGAAGCTGATGTCTCCATCGAACCTTCTGGTTACTGCGGTGATTGTTTTTTTGCTTTGCGGTTTGTCGGCCATCTAATCCTCTATCGAATCGATTGGCCCGGAAGAAAGGAATTCTGTTCCATGTTCCCGACCTAATCGGCGGTTGATGATTGACACAGTATGTGTACTACCCAGCACAAAACAAGACGCGCTAGTTCAAAAAGTATGGATCCTGCTTAGGCTCTGTCTCTCCGGTTAAATCTCTGAGCCGTTCTTGCAAGTTTCTAATCTGACCTGAGAGTTGGTTAATTCTATCTGGGTCGACTATGTCATCGTCCTTAACGGTCTCAATTAGCTCTATTGCCGTAGACGCGCAGAACGCGCAGCTGACGCGCTCTTCGGATATCTGGTCGGGCGGGCAGAGATAGACAATCGTTTCTTTTACGCAGTCTCGGCACTTGAAGTGATATCTAGGCATGTGCCTCCGGGTTGGTTTGGCGATAAGTAAGGCGCCCGCAGGACCACCCCACGGGCACCCCACAAGCTCCCACCCGAACGTGACTACGAGTAAATTATAGCACTACTTGCAGCAGCAGCCCTTGATGCGGTGTATGCGGCGAAGGAAACGGCGGTACGCGAGCCAGGGAAACAGCACTACCTTACGGCCCTTGAACCTCTCCCAGCGTTTCGCCAAGTGGTCGGTTGCCAAAAGCGTAACCTCGGATTCAATCGTGGCTAGGTCTGCCATTTGAGCTCCTTTTTAGATTGGGTTTTTGATGGCTGACTTGGTTGTCAGCCTAAGAATGATACCAAGCATCGCGTCGCTGAGTACGATCCATTCGGGGTGGCGTGAGAAAAAGTTGGCGGAGGTTGGAAAGACCAGGCAGATCGCGGCCTTGAGCACGTTGAACCAAATGGTTCGGCTTTGCCAGATTGCCTTGATTAGTTCTC